CACCTGAAAAGGCCAATGTCGTAAGAGCCATCATCCCGCCAATATGGCTCCAGGTGAGCGCTGAAGCGGATCTCCTCACCTGGTCTGGGATAGGTCCTCTCCAATGTCCCGGTCTGACCCAAGCATGCTCTTCGGCCATCTCGGTTGGCGTCTGGATCTGGTTGAGCGCCAGGAAGCCTCTGCGATCCAGAAAGTCGCAGCGAGCGGAGAAGATGGCCCTGGTGATGCCCGCCCTGAGCATGGCGGCGAAAGCGGATTTCATGCCATCCCCCTGAGATTAGCCGCATAATAGCAGGCTCCGGGCTCTTCCAGAAGAGTTCGGTAGATCGCCTTCTGGCGCTTGTGGTAGGCTCTCCACTGAGCTTCGGCGTTGTGGCGTCTGGCGCGCCTCCGAATGCCTGTACCGGCGCTCATACCGGTGCCCCCCAGATCTGCCAGCTGGTGCCGTTCGCTGTCTGGTTGATCGAGGCCATGAGGATATCAGCCTCGATGGTGATGTTGCTGAACCCCTGGCCGGCACAGGAGCCGGTCATCGAGAGGGTGGCGGCGTCTGCCAGCAGGTAGAACGCCAGGATGCAAACGGCGATGAAGGTTAGCCAGAGCGCCAACGCGATGTTTTCAGCGGTCATGTCCATCTCAGACCCCCATCCGGTCGCTCAGCTCGCGAATGCGCGGGCCATAGTAATCAGTATCGTCCGACTCGTGATCTACCATCCACATAAGGTTCGCCTCCAGAGCATCGCGCGGCGTGCTTGGCAAGCTTCTCTCGATCCTCCGCAGATCGCTTTCCATCAGGGCATCATATGGCCCCGGTGGTATATAGTCGATCTTCATCGTCTCGATCCTCCCACCTTGGGGGCTTTCTCGATCATCACGCGGAGAATGTCACCCTTCCCGATGCCCAGCTTGTCGCGTGTCGCGGCTGGTATAGACACCGCGAAATTCGCGTTTACAATAGCATCGAACTCTGACTTTTCTGTCATGATACCCAATTACGCCGCGTAAGTATATATAGCTTACGCTACCCACAGTAGACGATATTAGAAAAGATAGATTACGTATCGTAAGCTATATATACTCGCGATACGTGTTAGGTGTTGGAAGTGAAATGCGATGTACAAATGCGAAAACGGAAACTGTGGATATGAATTGACAATAGAAGAAATCGAGACTACTTGGCATATAGTAGACGAAAAGGAAGTAGCCATATGCCCTCTCTGCGGAAAGAGGGCGGCAATGGTTTAACAGCAGAAAGCTATTTATACTAATACGTACTAGTATGTATCATGGCAACCCCCACTGTTCTGGCTGCAATGCCAGACCACGCATCATCCGGCTACAAGTACACCGCAGCTATCTCTTATCAGGATGGCAGCACTTATCCCTTGTGCGGATGCATCACCAAGGAAGACGCTCTCGCGGTCTGTAAAGGCTGGATGAAGAGCGCCAAAAAAGCAATAAGCTCTGACATCCTTCTGAGGGCTTAAAATGACCTTCAGAAACGGCAACATTTTTCTCACCCACGATGGCATGGGTATGTGGTCAAACATCCCGGTGTTGATGATAGGAAGGACCGGAGAGGCAATCAAATGCCTGACCGGATTGCATGTAATCCTTTTGGAGAAGGAAAAGCTCTATCCGCATGGGTGTGTGCGAAAGATCAAGGTATATCACAGTCCGGGAAAAAACGCAACTGAATTCACCCAATTTAAAGTGAATTTCGGTGAAGAAGAGTACACGGTTGATGTGAGGATGTCCTCTTCTCTGTATGATATAGAGGATCTGAGAAAAGCAGCATTCGCGCAAGCACTCCGGAAGAGGGCCGTCCAATGACCGCGAAGAAGCCCTTCCCCGAGAAGTCCTTTCCAGCTACAGTGACCTTCCGCCCGGACCAGTTCGCGGCTGTCCGCAAGCTGCAGGATGCCCGGAAGCTCTCCGCCATCTGCCAGAGGGCGGTAGATGAGATAGAAAAGTATAAATAGGAATACGTAGTAGTGTGTATTACAAGAATTGGAGGATACGAAAATGGAAACTAAGAAAATCGAAGCCGAAACCGCAACAAAGATGACTGAAACCGAACTCATGGATGCCGTCTGGGAAACGCCGGACAATAGCATCCTGGAGATCTTTGCCGTAGACCCCGACAGCCGGGCCGGAGACAACGAGGGGGTCTATCTGGAAGTCGTAAAGCTCGACGATGGGGAGAGTGTGGTACGGGATCGGTGGCCGAACCAGGACAACCACCGCGTCTTGGTCGGGACCAGAGACGTCTATTCGATCTACCGCGCCCTGGTGGATCAGGTCGAGGAGGTGGCGTAGATGATCCCTGAACTGGTTGTCGTCAGGGACGAGTTTTCAGTGCTCGTCTTGACGGACCCCGAAGGGTCCGGTTACGAATGCTGGAATGTCAACGGGGGGAGGATAGAAACTCCCGTGGGATCGACGGTATATGTTGAGTACATGGGGGTGGGGAACCCACACACGGACGGGAAAACCGAACAGTATTGGCAGATTCATCCCTCCCGCCCAGATTATCCCGGTGAGTGGGCCACGTTTGCCGGGTTTTTTTGGACCCTGGGCGACGTGGATGCGTTGATTGCGCAACGGCGGTGCCCCAAGTGCAATTCACCCTACTGGGACAAGCCCCGGAGATCTAAGCCTCCACGAGGCTAGACCCCTCCTGTATATCGCTCTTCTTCCCCGACCAAGCGCACCCAGTCGCTCGAATGATGCTGCTCACCGGCTCCGGGTCCGTGGTGCAATAGCATCCACCAGGAGCCACTATCTGGCAGTTGTTGGCCTCTGCATACGATTTGCCGACCGCATGAATCCCAAAGTGCCCTTCTATCTGGCAGGCTTCCAGCAGAACACGCGCTTGCTCATAGAAGTATGTTGCACCCCCATAGGATGATGCCTTGGTGGGATCGCTCTTCAGGATCGAGTTCTTTATCGTGCCGTTGCCATCCCGGACTACGAAGCCATATGAGGAAGCAGCTTTTGAGCAGTCCATCTCGATATTGCTCAGGGCGAAGTCGTTGACCTGCCAGCAAACTATCTGGCTATCGGTCTTGAACCGGGTTGCTGTGACGTTGTCGCTGCCTCTGGTCTGCCAGTCGTCATTTCCATTCAGGAACAGCCCGACCCTGCAGCCCCATGCCTGGCAGTCTGAAACGCTACTGTTCTTGTTGGTATCGAGCATGATGCCCTCAGCGGCACAGTTCCGAGCTACCACGTTGCGGACAGTCTCGTTGGTCCCTGGTCCGCTTCCATTGTTCCCCAGGTATCCCCCGGCACCATGGGAGTTCTGGAACACCAGATTCTCGAATACCCCATTAGACCTTCGGGAGCCCACCAGGAGCAAAGCTTCGCCGTCGTATGGCGGCTCAGAAAGATCCTGCCTGCCACTATCTCCCTCGAATGTAATCCCTCGGATGGAGAAGCTGGAATAGCCTAGATCGAAGCCTCTCTTCCCTCGAACGAGCATCATAGCCACATGCCTGCCTTCCCGTCTCTGGCCAGGGGCAAGCTGCAGGATCGTCTGACCGACGCCTGCACCCGTGATGTGCATCCCTTTGTCGATGATCGGGATCGAGCAATAGAATATATTGCTGCCATCTGGATTGAGCGGGAAGGCATAGGGGGCAGAGAACACGTATCGTCCCTTGCCGATGTTCAGGCTGCCACCGTTCGGCACGGCATCGATCGCAACCTTGAATAGAGCTCTAGCATTTCCTTGGATTTTGCAGGCTGCGATCTGCCGTCCAGCTGCCTTCGCAATTGTAAGTGATCCAGATTGATAAATTTCGACGTTCGCCATTCAAGGTGCTCCTGGCCAGTATACATTGTTATCTGCAACACTGTGACCGCCGCTAACGAATACATTTGAGTATCCATCGCCCTTTGCGTGGTTGTTGTAAACCATGTTGTAATCGCTATCTGAAATCATGATGGCCTTGTTCGTGCTGCCGACAGAATTTGTTCCCAAGTTCCCTGTGATCATATTCGTATCTCCGGTAATATCAATATCAGAGTACGAATTGTCCGCCGTGTTCATGTTTTCGAACACGTTGTTGCTAATTATTCCATATTTTCCATTAAATAATATTCCATTTCCGTTGAGATATGCAAAATGGTTGTTTTCGATGGTGAGATACCGTGTACTTGCATCAATTTTTATGGCGGTTTCGATATTTCCTGGTGTTGGTACGTGCATGTGGGCTTCGAAAAAGTTTTCTGATATTTGAACATACCAGCAACCAGCAGCGATATTGATACCTGAAGTGCTATCACATACAATCTCGTTTTGTACGATTTTTACATTGTTACATGTGCCAATTAGCTTAATGGCTTGAGCACCCTTGCCATAGGTATTTACTGCACAATTTTCTATCAGGCTATCCGTGATATTATCTAGTCGGATCTGATTTAGAGTACAATCTTCAATCTTGTTCAGCCATGTGTAGGGTATGTCCGAGGTCAAACTTAGTGATCCTCGATATCCAGAATTATAAGCTGCCACCGAGGTGCATACTGCATTTACATTTCGGATTGTGCAGGAAAGTGGATCGTGTAACTCGATTAATGCGGTGGTAGGTGTCGCCGTTCCGGTGTAATATATTCGCAGATCCTCGATTACAATATCTCGGTGCAGATAATCAGTATCATCAGTCCCGATAACTACCATGATACTTGACGTGCTGATGCTGGAGTCTCCAACACCGCACAGCTTTGTTCCGTTTACCAGCGAACCGGTAGTGGTCGCAAAAAAATCCCCATCAACGAGAATGGTTTGATCCGGCCCGAGATCGGTGACCGCGTCAAGCACTGCACCAAAATCGAAAGGTGCTGATGTATCGCTGGCAATAATAGTGCCGTTCTGCGCATACGCAAAATAACCTCCAGCCTCCGACCGGATCAGGGCATGATAGCCGCCCAAAGATACGTCCGCACCGTTGAACTTCAGAGTTCCCGATTCATTGTATAGCGTGCCAGCCGTTGATGCGGGTGCCGTTCCCGAGAACTTGATACCGTCGATGCTTTGCGACCAGTTCAGCCTATCTAGACCTATCTTTGTGGCGGCATCGGCACAACTGCATAAAAGCAGAGCTAAGGCTAATATGAGAATCAGCTTTTTCATGAAAATTACCTCTTAGTACGGATAGTTGGCTCGGATCTTGTCGCCAACGATAGGCGCGGAAGCCATTGTTATCGTGCTGCCGGATATGGTGTAGTCCTCTCCAGATCCGGCGGTCATGTACTGGCCGTTTAGATAGAGCATAATCTGGCCCACTGGAGTATGAGCCAGCGTGAAAGTTACATTCGTGCCGTTCACGGCGCCTGATGGAGTCTCGTTTAGGCTCCAGTTTCCGACTTCCCCGCCCGGATCGCCCTTTGGACCCTGGATTCCTTGCGGTCCGGTTGCACCAGTCGCGCCTGTGGCCCCGGTTGGCCCGACCATCGAGAAAGGCGATCCCCACGAGCCGCCCGATTTGGGACCATAAATAGTATGGGCCGCATCATCGATATAATAGCTGCCATTGGCCCCCAGAAGAGCCGAAGGCGCCCCGGAGCCGTGCAGCATAGTTACGATCTCTTCTTTCAGAGGATATCTGTATTCCATGTAATCAGCCCCAGAAAATATCCCGATAGGCGAGTTCTACCGCAGCGATCTTTTTGTTTGAGCCCGCCAGATCATCCAGCTTCAGGTAGAATGCCTCGCCAGGATCGACCTTGAGCAGCCTGGAATAGGGAATATATCGGTGAACAGTTCCCCGGAAGCCCGTAAGACTAATCGAGTTTGTGGCCCCGGATGCGGCCAATACGCCCACAGCTACGAAATCCTGGCCTTCGCTCCCTGGGATGTAGATCTTGTTGTACCCGACCTTCAGATCATAGTCCACATCGAACCAGTCGGACCGATCAGTTTCGAATGCAGCAACCACGGAAACATCGTTTGCCAGAGCCGAAACCCAAAGCTCCAGATAGCAATCTTCGGTAGCTGGCAGAGGATAGCCACTACCACGGAACGGAATATAGAAGTGATCCCCATTATCTAGAGTCAGAACTCCGCTTGATATCGATCCTCCGGACGTGATGCCATGCAGATCGAGAGAAATGTCCGCCCATGCCTGAGCTAAATTGCTTTGGTAGTAATGCTCGATTCTGCCCCATCGATCTAGCCGCCAGTGATCGCCCCGCATCAGCAGTCCGCACAATAGGATCTGGTCCAATACGGTAGTACCATCCGCCGCCAGGACATAGAGCGTGAGGTCATCCGTGTAGCCCAGGCCGGCATCATAATCTCCGGACACATGCAGATAATCGAGGCCGGCCGGTATCTTCCCGGCATTCGAAATGAGGGCAGTGGTCTGGGGGAGAGTCTGAGCAGTTGCATAGGCTATGCCCTTGTCCACTCCATACTCATATGAATCCAGGCAATGGAGCGTCGCCTCCGCCCTGTAGAAGTTCATGGGCGCGCCAGTGAGGGGGTCTAAGGCCACCTGGCCCTCTGCCTTGTGGGCTTCGGCCAGCTCGACCAAGACGCATCGGTCGTTCCTGAATAGAAAGGCCTCAGCACCTGGCTGGATGTCATTCACAGCCTCCAGCCAGTCATCCATATCGTCTTCATCCCAGAACCGGGCTTTCACAAGATAGCTCTTGGGGTCCTGGCCCTGGTCCACTATCCGGCCATACCTCTTGCCGGGCAGCTTCGTTTTTCCGACACTTCGCAGGCCTGGCCGGGGCTCTATGGAGGTGACCACATCCGAGCAGATCAGGCCATCGATTTCGCAATAGGGGGTAGAGATAGCCATCGAATCAGCTCGGGATAAAGGCTCTCTTCCAGAATCTCATAGTTGCGCTCACCCGGATGTCTGGATGGCCGGTACAATCGCTATGCGACCCGGTATAGTTTCCGGTCAGGTAGAGGTAGAAGTTGAAATTGGTTGTGGCATTTTCTGTCACAAAATCGGTTACGTCTATCCGGGTCAGGGCATCGCCTAGCATGAAGTTAGTTAGCCTGCCCGCCGGTATCCTGCTGGTGGTCATTACTATGGCGCACCACCTGCCCAGGGCCCGCCGGACGTAGTTGTCCATCGAGAAATTCACGTCGAGGGTGATCCGGGCATTCAGGTCAGCATGCTTAGCATCCGGCGGCACGGTGAACGAGAGGACACAAGGCGCGCAGGTGGGATGCACATTGTCCCGGAACTTGAAGGTTCCCGATTGGGTAATCTCCCCGAAGTACTCCACCATGTAGCGGTCATAGTAGCCCTCATCGAAGCTCTGGAGGGCTTCGAAGGCGTCCACGAAATCGGGATCCCGGCCTCCCAGCTCGATGGTGGTGGACTGGTCGCTGGAAGATATCTCGATGGTGTCAGACGGCAGGATCTCGACCGGCTCATAGTCCACGTTGATCTTGATATAGTCCCCTGGCCTCATGAGCAAGCGCCGCGGCGTCTTGATTCTGTACTTGTAGTCAGCCTGCCGCCTGGCGAACTCATCATTTGTGTAGGGGATCAGAGTGCCGTTCGCATCCCGGAAGCCGTTCTCGAAATCATAGATGTCCGCCACCCATAGGCCCTTGTAAGTCAGATCGCCCCCTGCGGTATGGTACTGCTGGCAGGCGTCGCCCTTCCCGGTCAGCGAATGGATCCGGGCCTGCTGAGGCACCGACTTCTCCAGGAGGTCTATGTCATCCTCGGTCAGCTCGTATAAGCCACTTGCAGCGCCATCGCCAGGCTCCGAGCGGACATCGAGATAGGTATAGGTCGCTCCGTCTCTCCACCGGATGTAATAGCCGTGAGACTCTGCCAGGTTGCACAGGAGATCACCTATCTGGTTGTAGTCCACCATCAGGCCGCCGGTGAGGATGGTACTTTCCCCATCATGCTGGCCAAGTCGAATCATGGTATCGAATGCGTTCTCAGCCATCAGGCCGCCGTTCAAGTACCAGAACCAGTTAGCGAAAGCCCCGCCGCCTGATGAGCCATCATACCGGACGTAGAGGTCCGTGGCATCCTGATATACCGACTGGTCATAGGTCTGGAGGTCCGCCAGGGCCGCGCGCCTGATGAGAGGCTGCTCAAGCTCTTCCGTGAGCATTGAGATATCTGCCGCGCCTATCCGGCTGGCTGATCCTGCACCAACCAGCTTGACGATGTTCTTTGCGGCGTCGTATATCGAATAGGGGGTAGCCGTGGGGCAATAGCTGTTCGCGACCCTGAGCAGGCCGGGGATACCGTACATCGAATCCCAGCAGTCCCGGAATATCTCGAGCATTGTCAGGTCAGTGAAACAATAGTTGAACATCGGAGTATAGCGGTGGAACAGCAGCCACTCGACCCCTTTTGCCTGGATGGTCTTTTGGGTCTTGGAGATCTTGTACTTCTCCGCTATGCCCCTGAAAATGACATCTGCCCCCTCCAGTACCTCGATCGTAGCAAACTGTTTCACCGGCACCGACCGGCTCATGTTCATGTCGAACTCTCGTGGCCTCCTGGGGTCCTTAAATTTCTTCAGATTCCACGAGTCGACTTCGGCCACGAATGGCAGTTGATCAGGGTTTGTGATCCGGACTTCAATATTATCCCAGCTCATCTTTTCCTCGCATTCGAAAGTTTAGCTTCAAGTTGCCTGTCTCTCTCGTCCATGTAGGCGTCTAGATCGGATATGCCGTACACGTTTCCTTGAATCGTCACTGGCGCGTTGATTACCACCTGGCCGCTTCCACCCCCGAACCGCTCTATGGCCTGATCTATGCCCCCTATCCACTCACCGCCAGGCCGATCTCCGACTACCGCCAGGGTAGGCTCGGGCACGAAGACGTCACCCTCTGCATAGGACGGCAGATAGTAGGGGCTGCCGTAGGGGTTAGACCACCAGTCATCTCCACTGGATCCTCCGCCGCTTCCGCCTCCATATCCACCGATCTGTTGCACGTAGACGGGCTTGGTGACTGGTGCGCTGGCTGCCGCATTTATGGCGGCTATGGCGCTCATGGCCTGGGAGTCGTCGACCGTGATAGGGATCTTCTGCTCTTCGCTCATCTGCGATTTCAGGCCGGATAGCTGACTTTCGGCGGCGGATGTGTCTATGGTAGGAGTTAGTTCGAAATCAGTGTAGTCCTTCCCTACCACAGCTCCGCCCACCGAGGCCATGGCCTTCTGAGTAGCCGCTATACTCTGGATCTGGCTGAGCTTCCAGTCGAGATACTGCTCTCCACCAGCGCCGATGTACGAGCCCTGGAATAGGGTCTCTGCATTCTGCTCTTGCCAGAGGCCGAACTCCGACATGGTTTCGGTACAGTCCTTCATGGCGCTTTCAAGCTGATTGAAGCCGGTCGTGGTGCTTTTTGTTTTGTTATTTATGCCGTCTAGTGTTACACCAGCATTGATTCCGAACTCTTCCCAATATGCCCCGCCCTCGTGAAGAGCAGTTCCCAGATCCCAGGTATATTGCTTGTCTTTGCTGCTGAGCGCGTCGTAATTATCCACCAGCGCCTTATATTTGTCATAATAATAAGAGTAAAGGTCGCTGCCTGGTGTGGGTGCCAAGCCTTTTTGTAAATATTGCTGAAGTTGGCCAACTTCTTCTTCGTAGCTAGCCGAAAAGAATCTGCCAACATTGGATATGCCTAGCTTGGACATATCCCCGCCTTTCAGATATGCATTGATAACTTTCGACATGAGGAGACTATCGTCCCCGTCGATTTTGACGACCAGAGGATTCTGCTCAGCGAATAGCTGCAGCTCTCCAATGAGTCGCTGGACCTCTGCCTGGGCGTTGTGCATCGTCCGGGTCTGCCTCCAACCGTATGCGGGCAGCTTCCAGAGATTCGAGCTTATCTTGCATAGCGCCGATGTACGCAAGAGCATTGTCACCGCCTTGCCTGGAGAACTCTGCCGGATCGAACAGTCTAAGATTTCTCATACGAGATGCGGCTGATTCCAGGGCAGCGGGATCGAACCAGTTGTCTTTGATCGACTGGTTGATCACGTCGCCTGTGCTCTTTATCTCCGAATCAATAGCACTGGATATGTTTACAAATGATCCTCTTACGGATGCTGGAACCTCTTGCAAAATGGCCAGGTCGCCGCCTCTGCCCTGCAACGTGAGAGTAGTCGCCGTCGTAAATGGATACTCTGCCTGGCTGGAAAGATCTCGGAATGCCTCTTCTTGCGAACGATACCGGCCTTCCGCCTTCTTCTGGCCGTTCAGGGAGAGAGTGTACAGCGTATCGTTCTTGTCTATGTTATAATGTACCCGGACCTGAACACCGTCCTGGACCGCGTATAGGTCGCCAGTATCCTTTTTCACGCTGCGGGTTTGGGCATTTATCCTGTCAAGCGCAACCAAATCGTTGATGAATGCGCTGCTACTTGAGACTCCGCCATATGTTTGCCAACCAGCTATATCTTTTGAGATGCCCGCCGAAGTCATATCTTTGAAAGCCGTATCTATCACGGCCATTTGCTTAGTGAATCCGCTGCTGGCGCCAGCAGACACTGCCCGCTCGACTGATGCGGCTATACTATCTTCGGCATTTGCGGCACCCTCTCCCATCCCCTCCTCGGTCGCTATCCCGAGCTTTTCTTTGGCATTCGTGGAAACGCGATCCCAGAAGCCCGCGAGACCGCCCAGCAGAGAGGACGCGCCTTCGGCCACCCCGCCTAGCCCGATCTTGTTGAGCCCCTGGCTGGCAAGCGATCCCAGTGCATTGACGGCCCCCGATACCGCCGTGGGGATGGCGTTCGCTAGGCCATCCACGATATCCCCGAAAATGTCTCCCCAGAAGGCGCCGACCTCGGACAGCTTGCTCTTGATGCTGTCCAAAGCGCCCGCGAGTGCTTGGAACTGAGAGGAACTGGTGACTGTGGCTATGATTTCTTCCTTGAAGGCTTCGACGTATGCCTTGCCGGTTCTGAAGGCAGTGTTAAGGGCACTGGTTCCGGACACCAGGACGCTCAGGTTCATGCCGCCCATAGTGCCGATCATGCCGGTGACCTGAGTGATTCCGGTGATCAGTGGGGTGAGGCCTGCCGTCATGGGCTCCCATAGGTTCTCACCGATCTGCCGGACAGCGTTGAGTGATCCGGCCAGCGAGGTTATCATGGGCGATATGGCCGCGTTGATCGGACCACCAATGTCCTTCAGGATGGCGTTGAACGAGTTTTTGAGGACCTGGAGCGAGGCCTTCATGTTGTCCGCGCCAGCCTCAAAAGATTCCCCTATCGACTCTCCTTTCTTGCCCGCCTCTACCGTGTCCTCGATGGACTGCCGCCATTCGTCGGTATGGCCGACCATCTTTGTGAGAGCGTCCATACCATACGATCCGCCCAGGGCTTTTGCGGTGGACAGAAGCTTATCGGCAGGCAGGCCCTCCAGGGCGGAGCCGATCCTCAGGATGGTGTCGGAGGGATCGGTGCTCATGGCCTGCATGAACTCTTCGGTCGATACTCCCAGAAGAGATGCAGCTTCAGCCTGGGCTTTTTCGTTGGTGGTGAGCTGGTTTAGCAGCGCATCGAAGCTTCCCGCTGCCCTCTCCGCCGATGGGAACACGGAGCTGAGCATACCGCCCCAGCCAGCGACTTCATAGGCTCCAGCTCCAAGAGAAGACATTGAGCCCGCGACTCTGGTCGAAAAGTCGAGGACATCCTTCTCTGTGGCATTGAAATTGTTGCCCACATAATCCACAGCAGACCCGAACTGCCTAGCGAACTCTGATGAAGTCTGCACGCCTTCCGGCAGGCTCTTGAGCTGGCCCTTGATCTTCCCGATGGCGACAGCTGCCTCTTCTGCAGGCATGTCGAAGGCAGAGCCCATCTGGAGGGCTACTTCGGTGAAACCCGCGATCGAAGCTTTCTCGATGCCCAGAGAACCGGCTGCCGCGGCAACGCTCTGGATCTCGGCAACTGTTGTCGGCATCCGGGAATAGAGGTTTGTGAGGCTCGCGTCCAGCTCATTGAAGGCCTCGGTCCCCTTCTCGATCCCGGTGGTCTTGCTGATCTGGGCCATGCCAGCTTCCCATTCCATCGCGGCACGGGACGAGGCTACGCCTAGGGCTCCTGCTGCGGCTACTCCGGCAACAGCGGCGACCCCCACCGGCCCCATAGCCAGAGCAGTGCTGCCCGCGATGTTCCCGAGAGCCCCCAGAGGCGCGGTGACCCCTTGCACCAGATCGGTGCCGATGGCCATCCCGGCTTGCTTCCAGTTCTTGCCGCTCAGAGCACCAGATATGCCGCCTGAGAGCTGGCCGCGTAGGTTCTGCTCAATGCCAGCTACGCCTGCGGATGCATCTTGTTTTGCTTTGGCGAGCCCGGCCTGGAGCCTGGAGTCGTCAGCATCTATGATTAGGGTTGCTCGGCCTACCTCAGTCATTGAACCTCAGATTTATTTAGTTTGAGTTCGAAAATGGCGATCATGAAAAAAGCGATAGCATTCCTATTGGTGGTTGGCTTCCTGGTGGGAGCCGCCCAGGCGAGATCTCCAATGTCAGGCGATTTGGTGCGGATTGGACTCGGTGTGACAAGTGGCGTGCTTAGTTATGAGGGAGTGGTCACGGACGTCAAAGATGGTATGATCTGCCTGGACTGCTGGTCCATGAGCACGGTTAGTGCGACTGACGAAGATCGAGTAGATCGAGAATACCCATTTGATGTGTGCATAGGCACTGGCACGATAATGCACTTAGTATGGCTTTCCGACTAAGGCGGCCCGCCCTCGCCTACATCCTTCATCATCTGGATATGATCTTGCAGGGAGGGCTTAGGCTGCTGTCCAGGAACGACATAGAACTCTCGGAACGGCGGCAGGCCCTCGTTGAACCATTTGGCCACGCCGACCGCTGCTGAATAGCCCGCAAAAGCCGCAAGCCTATCTTGCCTGGCGTCCTCTTTTTTCTTGTGTTCTGCCAGGGCGTTCAGCTCGTTGGCCGTGAGGCTGAGAAAAGTGTCTGGAGAGAGCCCCAGCTCGACCAGGCCTATCCTTGTGGCTCGCTGCCAGAAAGTTTCCTGAAGGTCTCGATCTTCTTCTGGTCGTCCGCAAGCTCCAGCCGGGCGACTTCCAGTTTGGCCTCTGCCTTCTCCTTGTTGATCCTGGCAGTTTCCCCCTCTCTGGCTATATTCTCCTGCCAGACCACAACCATAGAAGGGTCGTTCACTACCAGGTAGGAATGGTAGATCTCCCTGGCCAGCGTCTCCAGGTTGCCGCCTCGGTCGAGATACCCCTGGATGGCCACGGCTGCCTCGCTGGGCTCATCTTTCTTCCCGAGGCCGTCTATACCGCATGCAGCGGCAACCGCAGCTTCCAGAATGTCAGCTATCTTGAGGAAGTTGCTGAGCACCGCGCCAGCGTGGATCGGCATGCCAGGCTTGAATATCTCGTGCCTCTTCAGAATATCCTTCGCCCGGCTTTCGAACTTCTGGAGAGCCCGGAAGTTCCATCTCAGTTCTCTTGTCTCATCCATATCGAGCGTGATAAAGCTCTTTCCTGCATCTTCGGTTGTCATATCAAATCCTTCCTAGGAGGGAGGGCTCCGCGGATTGTCCGTTGACAATCCTCATCATCGCCCATCCCTTATTCATTTTACGTTTCCGGATATATCTCCCCGTTTCCTTTGATAGTTATAGCCCGTTCCTGGGCCTTGTCCGGATTGGCCACAATGCGATCCAGTGATAGGAGCGTGCCCTCACCGACGAAACTCTTAGAGGTCGAGTAGATGCTATATATCTTCCATATGAGCCGGTCGGCCACATCGGGGAGGTCGGCCTCTCCGGTGTAATAGAATGCGCTGGTTGATATCTCCCAAGACCGCCTTCCTGAGATAGAATTGCTCCATCCAGCATCATCTATGCTGGTGGTGTCAATCTCTCTGCCATCAATCTTCAGCTTGCCATCGTACACGAGCAGAATTTTGATGAAGTTGGTTTCACTCCGGCGTTTTCCGGTTGCGGTGATCGTGTGGCCGCTCATGGAAGTTTCGAATGTAACAGAGCCGCGGAGATAGTTCACCTCGAACCCGGACGTTACCGGCTCTCCGTCTGACTCTATGACCAGCGTCTCATTCTCGTCCCAGTAGCGGCTGCCTTTAGCTGCCTGATAGGTTAGGTGGTCGCCAGAATCCGCCATAGCCAGATCGGTGAAGACGACCGACGCCTCGAGAGGATCATCCACGTAAAGAGCGGCTGAGAAGCCGCTCACTGTGCTTGTCATGGATCACCTCACAAGGCGGCCAGAGCACCGCGATTCTTGATGGTCCAATCTGCCTTCTGCTGAGTTGCCGTTCCTGCCAGAGTGAGGTTTCCGCTGTTCACTCCGCAAGCCATCGACCAGCCCTTGGCGGATACCGTGGGTGTGCCGCTCTGCATGATCTTGGCATAGATGGTTGTCCCTGCCAGGATAGCAGCTGCGATGATCACATAGCCCTCATCGGTCAGGATCAGGTTGTTTGTCGCTGTGACCTCTGCCGACCGGGCGCCAGAGATCGAGCTGCCCCATCCTTCATCATCGACATTCGACGTATCTATTTCTCTTCCATCAATCCTCAGCCGGAGATCTGATAATTCCCCGAGCTTCACATATGTGCCGTCCGCTGTGGCGCACACCCATAATGAGCCGGTCATGCCGGAAACTGCGTCTGTCATGCTTTAATCATCTCCCAGATAGATTCATCAAGGCCCGAAAATATCATGGCCTTAAAAGCGATTTTAAAATTTAATTTCATTTGGAGAATTTTGATTTTGGGTAAGATTTCAATTTTTTGGGCATATAATGGAATATGTTGCCCGCATAAGGCCGATGTGCTTTCCTTGGCAGCACCACGTCTCTCTCGGGTGGGCCGGGCGAGGGAACAAACAACTTTAACTTCGTCTGCGTGATGCGAGCATTGGCTAAATCGATTCGTTCTATAGCATTCGAATAATCCATAAGCCACACCTAATCAAATGCCGCAAAGAACACGCCGTATCGATGGCGGTTCATTGAATCCTTTCCAAAATATTCTATCACTGGTGGTTGGAGTAGGATGGCCTGGCGGTTGGCTGCGGATTTCTTGCTGCCCAGGTAATCCCTGATCTCAATTGCTTTGCTCCTGGCCGTGGCTTTGCTGGTGTTCCGGATATGGACATCAAAATAGGTGACTACTGTATGGCTATCGGTGGATTGAATCGGGCGGCCTCCAGAGCTGAAGACCACAATCTGGTTATCGGGCTGGTCTTGCAGCTCGTCAATGAATATGCTGGTGCCCACCGTGCCATAGCCGCCAGTGGCCAGATAGGAAGCGATATCGCTAATCACATCCGTGCTCATAGAACTCCTCGGACCCTTGAGGCCACCAGCTTCTCAATGTTATCTCGATTGTCGTCTAGTGCATCCCGGCCAGCATGCACTTTCCTGCCAGATCTTGAGGCCGGGTTGGTAGGATCGGGATGCCTCAGTGACTCATCTAGTTCTTGCCGCCTAGCATAAGGCCCGGTGCTGGAGATATTGTACTCCAGATCCTTGGCTTTCACTGGTTGGACATGAGAAGCCAGCTCGCCAGTTGCATAAGGGATTGTGTCCTGCCACACTTTCGATACTATCTCAGCCGAATCGTTCAGCCCCCCATCAACGGCTTCTCGCACTTTTGCAAGAACCGCTTCGCCGTGCCATGTTAGGATCATTTTTTGTCCTCAAACGACATTGCAGTAGCGATATTATGGGTACACATGGGATGAAAAACTCCAGCATCCCGCGCCTCGTCGAGCGTCGGATAGCCCGAGGTCTTGCCGGTGAGACTCACAATCCGACCGTTCCAGGCCCTGCAGATATCACAAGTGTTCTTCCCAATGCCTCCTATAATCTCCGCCAGATCGTGATCGTGCTCCAGGAGTCGGTTCTTTGTGCCCTCGATCATAGCCTGCCTGGGCGTGGTCCGGGCGATCATCTCAGCATAGGTCTCCATGTTCCACCGCTTGCCTGCAGAGTCCACGAAGCCGGTTATGCCCCTATCGGCCATGTCGGACCTGATCCGTTTCGCCGTCTGCTGCCAGGTCTGGTAGCCCACCACCTGGCCGGTTACGTTCTCCAGGGCAATCGAGCGATACACATCATTTATGCGCCGGCCAATGACCTGATCAACCGTCTCAAAGCGGCCATACGCGTTTTCTGCAAGAACAGCGACCGCCTGCTGATGGACGGTATTGAACCCCACCCCTCCGGACAGGCCGGTGCTCTTCATCCCGGCCTCGTAAGCCTGCTGGATGGCCTGCTCCGACCAGTCCTTTGCCCCTCCCAGGAGATCCTTTCGAATCTTCCGGACGTTCTTGAGCATCGCTTTGAGCTGGTAGGTAGAATTGCCTTTGAGGAGAGCTTTGTTCACTTCGGCCAATATCTCCTTCTCCNCCTTGGTGTATAGCTTGATCAGCTTTTCAGCCTGCGCATCGGTGACATCGGCCATATCAGGCTCCACCGCTTCTTGATCCGCCCAGGGCTACGGATCTCATTGAGCCGTCGTAAGAGACGCCCACTAGCCCGAGAACGGGATAAGATCGGCCATCCACGGTGAGCACGTCCCCGGCCTCGACTTCCGCCTCACACTTGCATATGGCCTGGCATTGCAGTTCATCGCCCTGTACGGTTCTGATCACCTTTGCACCATGAGCCCACAAGACGGTGATGGTGCTGGTAGTGTAGGTATCATCCTCTCCGTTGTTTCCGGTCTTGTGTTTCCATGAGACCGAAACACCATAAGCGGCCAGGTAAGGGCTCAGGAGGCTCATCGTATGGGCACGCTCCGAGCAATGTACTTGGCTAGGATACGATATGAATTGGAACTCTTCAGGCCCATCTGAGCCGTGCTGCCCCCGCCTGGCCGGAAGGTCTCGGAGATGATACCGGGAATTTGGTAGCTTGCGACCCCGGCCTCCTGGAGAGATGCCCGGCTGGTGCCTCCGGCGGACTGTTCCGCATAGAGGGCGATAGCCTCCTCCATGCAGGCTCTCTTGATGTCGGTGGGCACTATGGCCAGGCTGGTGCTGCTGTTCCAGTCGCAAGTGATCCAGTCTATGATCCGGGGAAAGGCGCGGGGCTGGTCGGGAACACCGGCTACTACATCGATATCGTACTTGGTGCCCCGGAGTGGAAGAGCATCTATCCGCCGTGTTGCCTCCTGGCAGTACCATTCCTGGGATGCGGCGGCCAGGGCTTTCAGTGCGATTGCAGCGGCCCGAGGATCAGCGCCTATGAGGGCTTCGAGTTCTGCATCAGTCTCTATATAGCTGTCTGTGAACGGAGTATCGACCATCTATTCCTCCTTCCGGATCAGGGCCTTTCGTTTTGCCCTGTGCCCAAGTTTCTCATCAATTATGCTCTTCAGGTAGATGAGATCGGCATCAGAGAAATCATTCATGATGGCCCGCCAATCCAAATCGGTGAATTGCATGCGATCCTCAAAATAATCCAAGTGCAGCGACCACAAGACCGGCCAGGGCTACCACGACGGCAGACGCGATATACACAGACATCTTGAATCCTTCAAGGCATCCGATGCGCTTTTCGTGGTCACCTAGCTGGTTACAATGGGCGTCCAGCTTCTTCTCTATCCGTTCGTCTCGT